TCTATTTTGCATTTTATAATCTGCAATTCTATCTGCTAACTTTTCAATTTCATTTGTGAATCCGTTCATTGTTTGCATCTCCTCCAAGTTTTCATCAATGTCAATTTTATGAATATTGCATTCATCAGGTTTTCGCTTGTCCCATTGAACTTTATAACCACAGATCTCTGCAATCTTTTCTACGTTATATGATCTGCATTTTGAGTTCGGATCTCGTTTTAAGCGAAAAATTGAATTTGGTCTCATTCCTGCGAGGTTAGCCACATGAGAAATAGGTAATCTTGACTCATGTATCATTTCTAATACTGCTTTTCTTGTATTCACAAACATAATTAAGTGACAAAATATAATAATTCACAAGTTCATTTACTAACTCTTAATAGTCATTTTATTGCTAATTATTGCTAATTATTTATCTTGTAATTATCTAAAATAAATATTATACTTAGGCATAATGAATGCAAAATCAATAAAAAATACTTCGATGATTAGCAGAGTTCCACTGCTTATGCATTCATTATTTTTCCTAAGAGGTATCTCTGCTATATCATCGATTAAAAGGAGCAAATAATGAATAATTTAATTGAATTAGAATCAGTCGGATCTTTTATAGATAAAGAAAGTGGCATCACTTATCCTGCTTTAGAAAATGGTAAACCTGATTTAGAAGATGAGGTTCATATATTAGAATGTGATAGTGAATGGATGACTTATTTATCTCAAGATGATCGAGCTATTGTTGATAAAATAAAAGCGAATTTGGAGGTATCATAATGAATTCAATATCCCAAATAGAAGAAAAAATAATATCATTAATGAAAAAATATAAATTATCTGATCATGATCTTATTAAAGAATATTTTAATCGATTTGAGTCAAAAAATGCAGATGCAAGATTTGATTATTCAGATTATTTATCAAAAAGTTCCAAGCTTGAATTAATTAATTTAATTATTTCTGATGCCTCTTTTGATGCATCAGGATTGGAGGAATCATAATGAATTCAATATATGTATCAGCAATTGATAAGATAATGTTTGAAAAACAAAAGCATTTAAAGCCATATAAAAAAGATGATCGATTTAATTGCAATTCAGATCTAACAGAATTTGCAGTAAAAGATAAATGGGGAGTAAAAGTTCTTTTAGAAAAAGATCATCAAGAAAATCCAGTATATCGAATCTATGCATTCAATGGAGATGGAGTTCTTGATTATGGATTCGGAGTTGAAAAGCTCGAAGATGCTTTAGATTTTTCCTATGATATAGTTTATGGAAAATATTGGAATGATAAATCAAGAGCAGAGCTATTGCATAAAAATTATAAAACCTATTCAAAAGATTCTCGATTTATATCTGATGATATGGAATATGATTTTTATTTGAAATCAGAAAAGATAATTCGCATCTATGCAAGTTATGATGATGCTTTAGGATTTTCTATATGGGAAGTAGAATGCACTAATGAGGATCATTATATGGAAGTTATGCATTTAGCAGATGCTTTGCATTTTGCAAAAGTAATGGAAAGCAATCCTGATCATTTTGCATTGATTCAAAAAAATTACAATATCAATGATTATGGGCACAAAGAAATTTCTGATGCAAGGAAGGAGTATTTACATGCCTATTAATAATAATGAATCAGATAAAATCAGAGCTATAAATAATTATAGCTCTGCAACTTCAAATTATATCAAAACCCAAAATGAAACAGATAAAGAAATAGATCATTATTTAAAATTATTAAACCAATCAATGAATGATCTTAAGGATATTCAACAAATTCTAAAAGAAGAGGAGAATGATTATGAGTAAAGTTTATAATTATTATGAAGATGAATTTGATAAAGTTTATCAACCAAGCTATCCACCTTATGAATCCAAAGCAGTTGCAATTCTTACTGCATTTGGTAAAGCAAAACCAACAATTTGGAGAAGAATGGTTAATGCATATTGGAGATTTATGACTTGGTTCGAAGATTTATAAAAGGGAGGTGATGAAATGGCAGTTTATTTAGACATAAAACAAATAAAAGAAATACAAAATGCTATACTTTTATCAATAATTACACTTCAAAATGCAAAAATGCTTTCTTCTGATAAAACACCTGAATATAGAAAAAAAGTAGAAACTAAAATTTATGTGCAAGACTTAGAATGGTTTTTAGAAAATACAGACATAAAATCTTTAAAATCAGCAGAAAGAGAGTTTAGCAGATTTGTAAAACAAAAATATAAAATAAATATTTCACAATAAAAGGGAGATAAGTTAATGAAAACATCAGAAAAGTTAGATCAATTAATCCCTGCACTTTTAAAAGCTCAACTTGAGTTACCTAAAGTTATGGAGAAAGATGCAACTGGTCGATTTGAATATACATCATTGGATAATTTGCTAATTAGCGTAAAACCAATATTAGCAAAGCAAGGATTATTAATTTTACAAAATCCATCAGGATCTGAAACAATGATAGGAGTTGAAACAACTTTATATCATTCATCAGGTCAATTTATTTCAGGATATATGGAAACTGAAATAGAAAAAGGTCAAGGAAGAAATCTTTATCAAAATGCAGGAACTGGTATCACTTATTATCGTAGATACTCGATCATGTGTTTTCTTAATCTTGCATCAGGAGAGGATACCGATGGTGAGATCAAAGATTTTAAACCTAAATCAAATGCTAAAACATATCAAAAACCAAGCATGGAAAAGCAAAAAAAAGATATTAATTCAACATTTGAATTAGAAGAAGTAAAAGTTTCAAGCAATGGAGCAGTTCATAATAACGAAGATCTTATGGGAGAAGAATGGAAATGAAAATAAATATTTTTAAAAATCAATATAAAGAAAAAGATAAGCATCCTGATTGGAGAGGAAAAATGGAGGTAGATCAACCTACTTCTGATGGAAAAAAAATAGTTTATAAAGTTGCAGGGTGGAATAATAAAACTAAAGATAACGATACCTATATCGGTTTAATGATAGAACGTGAATTAGTAGATCCTGAACCTGAAACAAAAAATAGTGAGGAAGAAATAGATTTACCATTTTAGATGATAAAATTTTAAAAAGGGATGGAATAAATGGCAAGAAAAAGAATGATTGATCCACAGTTTTGGTGTGATGAAAAAATGATGGTTTTGAGTCATTCAGCAAGATTGCTTTTTATAGGACTGTGGAATTTTTGCGATGATCAAGGCATTCACAAAAACTCTGATTTAAAGTTAAAAGCTGAAATATTTCCTGCTGATGATTTAACAAAAGATGATGTTAAAAAATTAAAAGATGAATTGATTAAAATGGATTTGATTGTTGCTTTTAAAGAAGAGGTATCAGGAGATGAAATATTAGTTGTAAAAAATTGGAAAAAATATCAAAAAATTAACAGACCTATCCCCTCAAAATATAAAATCAGTGAGGATTCAATGAGCCGTCATGGATTAATCAGTGGTAATAGAATAGAACAGAATATAAAAGAATATAATAAAACAAAACAGAATATGGGGTTTTCTGAAAAAATTCAAAAAGGAGGAATAATAAATGTCTAGAAATTTATCTGACAACGAATTAGAAGATTGTGTTTTATCAATTGAAAATCTTATTTGTAAAACTTTTAATGAATCTCAAAGAAAATTTTGGAAATTTTGCTTGAGTAAATATTCATATGATGTCATTGTTCATTGTTGGCACGAATTTAGTGAAAAATTAAATCCAAATGAATTTCCAAATTGGCAACATTTAGAACCGATCTTTAGACATTATCATAATAAAATAAATTCTTTTAAAGATATTCCAAAAGAAAAGCCAAGTGTTCAAGATCAAAAAGAAATTTCTATGATGATTGATGCATGTAGGAAAGGCATGAATTTAGGATCAATTGAAAGAGAATTGAATTTTGCTAAAACATTTAAAAAACTAAATGATAATGATGCAGTTGAATATTTTCATTTTAAAGTTAATAAATTAAAAAAAGAGGGTGCTAATTATGAAGGTAAATAAATCAAAAGCAAAAATTATAAAAGATGCTTTACAAGAATTTATTTTGAATAGAAAGTTAAATAAAAACTGTGATCATAGAAAAATTCAAAAAATAAACAATGTTTATGATGAGATCTGTCATGCGACTAGACATTGGAATGAATATGAAAAATTTAAAAAAACAATCAATCAAGTAGAACAAAAACCAAGAAGATCTTATGAACAATATGATTTACCTGATCTTCCTGAATCAAAATTAGAGGCAGGAATGTATGGTGATTTACATTATGATAAAAATGCAGTAGGAGAGGTTTGTGGAATCAACGAATGATAAAATAATAAACCTATCTAAAAAATTTTTAGGAAATGCCAAGTTTGGTATTATCATTCAAAAAGGATTACAAAAACGATTAGACATTGGTGATATAAAGTTTGGTCAGCCAATGCCTTTTGGAAAATATCGTTTAGAAGATGCAAAAGAAGAAATTGAAGATGCTTTTATTTATATATCAAGCATGAAAAATTTACCAATGAAAAATGAAATTCTACAAAAATTGATAGATTTATTAAATATTTTTATGTCAATAGAGGAGGAAAAAAAAGATGAATATCCAAGAAATACGAATCAAAGAGCCTATTTGGAAAGATAGATCTGTTGGAATAGATCTCAATAAAATTTCTGATGAAGGTGTTTTTGTAACAATAACTTATAAAAAAGAAGATGGATCATTTCTCTATCCAAATTCATTTTATCTTTCAAAAGAAAAAGCTAATAAATGCGAAATCATGAAATCAAAAAAAACCCCTACCTTGCGAAGAGTACCAATTGAAATCATGGAGAAATTATAATGGATTTAGCAATTAAAGAAAGATTCGATCAATTAGAAAAAAAAATTGATGGAAAATTACCATATTGGTTTGATACAAAAGATGCATCTATTTATTTAAGAGTATCTACTAAAACAATTCACAGAGCAAGAATATGTGGATCACTTAAAAGTGCAAAAGATAAAAATAATACTATAAGATACAAAAAAGACTGGCTCGACGATTATGCCATGAATAGATAAACTAACGAGAGTGGAATTGCTCCTTTCTTTCTCCCCCTAAATAAAAAAAATTCCACTCTCTATTTTATATGCCAAATAAATCAAAAATAAAAGGCAATGGCTTTGAACGTGAAGTTGTGAGCATTGCAAAAGAAAAAGGATTTGAAGCAGAACGTGCTTTTGCATCAGATGGACGATATTTTGGAGAAGATTCAGAAGTTGATGTCAAAATAAATGAAGATAGATGTCAATTAAAAAGAAGAAAATCTTTTCCAAAGTGGTCATTAATCGATTCTGATAAAATAGATCTAGTAATTTTTAGAGAAGAT